TATCTAATCAATTACTGCTAAAACAGTAGAACGACAATTTGGATGAAGTGGCGGAAAGTTTACTCCCACCACTGCGGCCGCAACATCAAATTTCTGGCCGTTTAACTCAGCGCATATATCGCTAGTCTTTCCATCTATTTCAGCTAAATATTCATACTGCGCCACTCCAGCCTTTATATAACTGTCTTTTGTAGCTTGGTTCTGGATATAGGTAAGTTCTGTTCTAGCCATTCTATCCGCTTCTGAAAAACTAACTCCAAACTTTGCTTTTAAAGTTTTAACCAGCTCATCTTTTCCGGCTCCTCTAGCTAAACAATCACTCATCCCTTTTTCAAGTGAACTTTGGAGCTTTGACATCTGTTTTTCTACTCTCTGCGCGCCAGTAATTCCATCCTTGCACCAAACAGTTTTGCTCCATGAATCTCTGTTTTCCCAAAGAGCCTTAGTAACCTTCTCCAGCTCCATTTTGTTATCAACAGCAAAGTTCAATCCTTCAAGCGTTTTCCAAGAAGAGTAGAGATACATTTTCTCAAACTTATCTTCTAGCTTCTTTATTTCCTTTACACCAAGAGAAGATAGTTCTTTATTAATCTTTTCTCTTAGCTTGTAATACCTCATATATCTGTAGTAATAGTTAGCAAGAGCATCTTCTTTTAAAAGAGAAGGATAAATAGCCTCCATATCTTCTATAACTTTGTCTGCGGCGGCCCTATAAAGTTGCCGTAACTCTTTCTCTATCTCCTTCTCTGTTTTTGATTGGTAGCGCAGCCTTTGTTCTGCTTCTCTTACCTTCCAATATTCACTCATCTACTCATCACCGCCAAAGTTGTAAAGTGAAGAACTATTCTGTTCCATAACCATTTCCATTTCTTTATCAACATCTGGTATAAACTTGAGAATAGATAGTAAAGTCTTATCACTAACTAATCCTCTTAGTTTGTTAACTAGTTCTGCTTGTTCTGCTTCATTAACTGGTACATTCCTAGTAAATACAATATTCACATCGCGCCATATAAACTCACTTGCGGTTAATCGCTGAATTGCGCATATTAGCTCTAATCTCTTTTGAAGTGCTTGGCGCATATTAGCTTCAATATTGGAGCAGATATTTTCCATTCCAAGCAGCTTATATTTAATAGAGATTCCAGAAGCATTACCAAAGCTTTCATCGTTAAAGTCTGGAGCTTGCGCAATTCTCTCAATTCTATCTTCGATTTTGTCTAGAAGGTTCTTAACACCATCGCTATTATCAGGCTTAGTAATATAGCCAGCATCGCTATCTTCATCCAGCAGAAGGATTCTATTAACCTTCATGCGCGCCAGCTCTTCCTCATCTGCAGTTAATCCTTTTAAGTACATATAACTGTCAACAAAAGCTTCATAATCATCTACATTGGCAGAAAGAAGCTTGTTGTAAGCATCTTGTAAGTCCATAATCTGCGCGAAGATAGAAGTTCTATCTTGGTTAAGTTCAAACTCTACAACCGGAACTTGTCCAAAGTAGTGGCGCTCAATAGATAAGAGCTTCATAGCAGAATAGCTCATATCTGTTTCATAGTGGCGCAATTCTGTATCTGTATAAATATCTAAGTAGTTCTTACTCATATCATCTACATCGTTAGCAGAATATAAGCGAATTACAGCCACCAGACTTCTCTCTAAATCGTTTTTATAGATAGGAATTACTTCACATGGATTAAGATAGATGAATCTTTGCTGCGCTTCTTCATCTAAGTAATGAAGCTCATAAGCTACTCCATAAATCAGAGCATCGCGCAAAAGCTGGTTATCTTCTTTGTGATAGTCGTTATACTTAAGAATTTCAAGAATATCACTAATATCCTCATCGCTATTGTAAGAAATAGGAACACCACTTAAGTAACCAGAATAAGATTGAACTACCCTATAACATTGATTAACAGTAATCTTGTTACAAGGCTTTGTAGAATCTTCTACATATTTGTTTTGTATTTCTTGTTTACCATCATAGTAATCCTTATACTTTTCAAGCTGAACTAACTCATTACCGCGCCAAAGCTGAATAATCTTTTGAACTTTAGCATTGGTTAGTTCTTCTAAATTGTTAATAAAATACATTTAATTTAACTCCTCCTTATAGAACATTCTTATCCAATGTTCTTAACTTGTTCTTACCAAGTTCTCTCACAGCATAGCGCGCCGCATCCATTAAGTGATTGTAGTTACCATCCTCTGGCTTATCTGTCCAGTTATCAAATTTATCTTTTGCAAACTGGTAGTTGCTAAACTCAACCTCTGCATTAGTACAAGAAGGATGGAGTATAATCTCATACTCTTGTAGCTTTCTGATACCTTCCATAATTGAACCTTGGCCCTTCTTTACTGGCTTTGCGCGCTTAATGCCTAGGCGCTTAAGCTCTTCTATGCTGCGCGGTTCCGCGCTATCACATTGAACAATTGCTTTGGAGTATCCGTTATCTTTAAGCCAATCTGCAACTTGTTCTAGAAGCTGGTTAGTTTTATAGAACTCTTGGCACCAGTAAATTCTCTTGTTCTCTTCATCAATACGCAGCGCCGCTATGGCTGTCGGGTCTTTATATCCAAAGTCCAATCCTAAATAAAGTGGAAAGTCCAAGCTCTGTATATCAAAATCTTCAACTCTCCAGTTATCAAAGATTAAACCTTCACTGATACCCCATTCACCTAAACCTTCAATTGAATACCGGCGCGGTGACTTTTTCATATCTTCAAAGACTTTCAAATCATCTGCGCCTAACCATTCATTACATTTGTAGTTTGTAGTAAGTGCCAGCTTATCTTCTGTGTTAGGAGTATCGAAGAATCGGGCCTTAAGCCAGCTTTTCTCACTCCATGGATTAAAGGTAAGTATTATTTGTTTGTAATAGCCTTGCGGCAGTTCTCCTCTAATAGATAAATCAATTTTGTTAAAATCATCTTCTTTCCTTATTTGATAGGCTTCTTCAAACCATACAAAGTTGATGAAGCCAAAAGGAACAGTTATAGAGGTTATTGATTCTGGATTGTCTAAACCTCTAAAGTAAATCTTTTGTCCAGTTGGAGTGTATGTTGCTTCTAATGGAGATACAGTAAACTTCCATAAATGCGCCACATCTAAGTAGCTTGCGGCCCATTGAAGTTGTTTGAAAGTGCTATCTCTTTGAGTATTGAATACTTGTCTTACTACCAGCGCATTTGACAAAGGGAACTTCATTAGGTTGTAGATTAGTTTTAAAGCTGCAGTTGTAGATTTCTTACTAGCTCTACTACCTTTTACCACTAGATACCTACCATGAAAGTTCCAAAAAGCAGAATAGCCTTTACCAATCTTTTCACTCAATCGTATCTGTGTCATCAATAAATACCACTTGTGAATTGACTTCTGCTTCTAACTTCTGCGGCGCCTGAGCGCCAATTTGCTTTTGGATTAGCTCTAATGCTTTGTTCTTTGCGGCAGCTGGAATATCTTTATCTCCCTTTTCCGCAAAAGCAATAGAAGCGAGTTCTTCCAATACTCTATCTGCGGTTATATTTAGTCTTTCTGTGCGCTCCTTTTGAACCTCTTTCATATATTCTTTTACTTCTGGCTTTTTAAGCAGTGTGAAAGCTTTCTTATTAGCAGAACTATAATCACACTGATAAGCGGCCATATAAGCTTGAGTAGCGTTATAGTGATTAGCAACATACTCTTCAACAAATAGTTTGTTTTTTGCTGTTAGTGCCATTTGCATCACTCCTTTTATTAGTCCTTTGTTAGTAAGTTGGTTTTTGTTCCTTTAAGTAAAGAAAATTAATTACACCATTTGAAAGAGGAATTAGCCGGCTAGTAATTCATCTTTCTCAATTACTTGGCGCCGTACCAAATCTTTATTTAAGCAATATCCATAAACTCGTTTATATCCATCGTCTAGACTTTTGTAGGGTAAAAGAGATTTATTTGAATTAACGTATTGTCTAAGTTCGTCTAAGAGATAGATATATAAGGTTAATGAATGTTCGTCTAAATAGAAAAGGTATTTTGCCTTGCAAGTATTGAACCAACCTTGCGCGCTGCCACCTTTGTAGTAACTTATATAATCCTCTAAGAACAAGTTGTTAGAAGAATTGATTATGTAATCGGTTTTGAGTTCAACCTTATCCTCATCTATGTAGAAGTCAAAACCAGCTTTTGTATCTTCGGAAATATCTTTGACTTTGTGTTGACGGCGCGCCATCAACTCACACACATATTTTTCTCCCTTCTTTCCTCTAGCCAAATCTTCATAGAACATAAAAAAACACCTCGTTTAAGCTAATAAAAGAGGTGTTTTATAGATTAATAGATGCTTAGTTAATCTAAGGAGAAACGAACTTTTATTTATTATTTGTCTGATACACCTCTTTCTATACACCTTCTTTATTGTTAGTTGCGGCTGCGGTGAGGTGTATTTATACCGCAACCACAACTGTATATTTGTAACGCTTATAAAAGCGAGCTTTTCTGGAGAAACCGCGGCGCCAGCTAGTTAGTTATATTAGGCGCCGCAATAAATATTGGATTAATTTGAAAGAATAAGTATGGCTCTCAATTCTTTCCTTCTATTTATAAGTAGGGTTTAGCTTAATAAGATATAAAATTTTGCACCAAATTTTCAAATTTTTTATATTAGGTTTTCTTCAATTAGCAAGAATCTAACTTGCCTATCAAAGCTCATAAGGCCAATAGTTAGGTTTTCCTTAGTAGGCGCGCCTTCAAACCTAGACTTCCAAAGCTCTTCAATCTTAGCAAAGATATCTTCTTTTAAAAGAATCTCCAACATTTCAAAAGCAAGCTTCAACTCTTTCTGCGCGCCGGCGCCTTCTATATTCTTCCTCTCTAACTCATAGATTAGATATAGTAACTTCTTTCTTAATTCCTTTTTCATTCCTCTTCCTCCTTTAATATGAGTGTTATATAAACTGGCTCCCAATTGAAGCCGTATTTGCTTAACTTAATACGGATAAATTCAGTACTCATGGCGCCAAACCAATCTCTTGTACTTCCATTAATAGTATGAATAAAGGCTTTCTCATAAATTTCCGGATTGTTCTTTTTAAGAAAGTCTTTAAGCTCTGAGCGCGTACCCTTAAAGAAGAAACAACCATCTTCTGTAAATACTCGGCGCGGCGCCGTAGTTGGCTTTGATTTTTCAACAGCTCTCATTTCTATACCTCCTCCCCATTATTCCAGTAGTAATCAATTGTTTCTTTAGAGAAGCCTTCAAGCTCTTTAGTTAACTCTTCATAAGTAAGCTCATATATAACTCCATCTTCATCAACAATTCTTCTGCGCGGAGCCTTAATTCTCATTTTCTTTTGCGGCTTATCGTAGAACTCACAATTATGTTCTGCGGTTTTAACCAAATAGTTCTTCTCTATTAGCTTCTGGAATAGCTTGCGCGCCGTATCTGCGGAAACCCCATAAGCTTCACCAAAGAAAGCTGGAGAAAACAAATCTTCATACTTATCTTGGTTAGATAAAAGGTAAATATAAAGCTTAAATTCGTTTCCTGTTAAGTTGCGCGCGGCCGCTTCAATCGTCTCTTGATATGCCAGAAAGTAAACTCTTTCCCTATCATTTTGATTTACCTTTTCTTTGTTAATAACCACCTTATACTGGTTTGGAAACCTATTCTTTGTCATTATTCTTTCCTCCTATAATCCTTATTGTTGTCTAGCTTGCCTTGGCAAGCGAGCCTCAAGCGAGCGCAGCCAAAAGGCAGAGCTAGTATCTAGCCTTTTTGGGCTATCTACTTAATATTTCTCTATGAACTTTTTCTATATGGTTTATGTGTTTTTTTCCATATCAATTACTTGTTTTTTTCTATCCCTTCCAGTTATAAGTGATTTTTTCTATATCTCCTCTACAGAAAAAAGAGTGCAAATTTCAAAAAAATTTTTACAATATAAGTCAAACAATGTTAAAATGTCCTTAACAACTTCACCAATATGCAGAAAGGAGCTAACACTATGGCTAAAGTTACACTTGATTACAAAAAACTCACAATTCCGCAGATGATGGACTACATTAAGGAGTACCACAACGACAAAGCTAGTAAGGCTGCCTTTGCCGCAGTAGCCATTAAAGAGCAGAAAGAACAGAAAACAGTAGATGCTCTGGATGAGGAAGGTAATCCTATTACTTACACAGATGATAAAGGTAGGGTAAGAAAAAGAAAGAAGAGAATTGATAAAGAAAATGGAAAGATGATTAAGGTTAAAGATACCTTTGGCGCCAAAGCTTTCTTCTACAAGACTTACAGAGATGAGATTGAGTTTGAAAATGCGCCTAAAGACAAAGTTGAAGATAATGTAATGGACGAACTCCTTACTTGGTAACTCTAATTAAAAATGCGGCCGCGCCTACAATGGCTGGGCCGCATTGTTATTTTTCTTTTCTTTTACTCTTCTTCTCCTTCTTCCATTTTGAAGTATTCAGAATTTCTATCAAAAGTATCTCCTAATCTATTTGCTGCTATTATCAATGCTTCTTTACTTGCATCTCCATAGGTATCTAAAGTCATAGCGCGGCTTGCATGGCCAAACATTCTTGATAAGCTTGCTATATCCATTCCGCTTCTAATCCCAACATAGCCAAGGTTATGTCGCAACATATGAGGTGTTAAAACTTTGCCATAAGCATCTTGTAAGTTGTTTGTAATTGCAAATTCTCTAAAGTGACGAGTGAAAGTTTCCGGTAACAGAAAGTCCTCTTTCTCTCCACAGACAAACCAATGCTGTTCTGGGTTTATTGCGGCAGCTCTAACTTTCAAAGCATCCAGCAGCTGCGGCACAACTGGAAAGGTTCTAATTGATGAATCGTTCTTAGGCTGCTTTGTATAACCGCTTATTCCACTACCTCCTCTTCTTCTTCCTATTGCGGTTTGGATAGATATTGTACCTAATTCAAAGTCTACATCTCTCCACCTTAAGCCGCATATCTCCCCGCGCCTTAATCCAGCATAGAAGGCAAGCAACAAGGCAATATACATTCCATCTTCTGGCTCATAATCTGTATATACTGCGCTCAAGTAATCATCCATTTGTTCACTTGTAAGATGGGTTATTCTTGGCTTTCCAATCTTAGGAGCTTTCACTCCCATGAATGGATTTTTCAGTAGTTCACCACTTCTGTAGTAATAGTTGTAAACTTTCTTAACCGTATTGAAAGAGTTCCTTATAGTAGTTTGTGCTAGTCCGCGCGCGTTCAACTTAGTTAACCATCCATTAATTGCATCTTTATCTAAAGTAACAAATGAGTAATCTCCTAAATATGGTTCAATAGTTGACTTATAACATAGTAGTTCTGTTCCATATGTTGATTGTTCTATATGTCCATCTCTATACTGATATTCTAAATATTGCACAATCATCTCACCTACTGTTTTCTCCATCTCAACATTAGGAGAGTTTGCGGCCACTTCATTCATTTCATTAAACCAAGCTTCAGCGGCCTTCTTTGCTTCTTTCTTTCCGTTAACATCGCGCAACATTTTAGTTGTTTCTTTCCATTTGCCAGTAACAGCATCTTTGTACTTTAAACGAGCTTGCCAAGGCTTACCTTTCCTCTTAGTTAGTTGTTGTACATGGTAGCTTTCATACTTCATTATACTTGCCTCCTTTAGCAGAATTGTAACGCAAATGTTACGCAAAAGCAATAAAAAAAGTGGGTTTATGAAAACCATAAACCCACCAATTTCAATACTTTTAAGTAGATTGGTTATATGCGCGGCATTCCGCAGCACTGACAGAAAACGCTCTTAAACCTTTGTATTTCAGCCTTTTTGAAATAATTGTTCCGCAAAATGCTCCGCATATTTGTACCATTTTTTTTATCACTGCTTATACCTTACCTTCTAGCTTACCTATATCTTCTGCATTTTCTTTTATTCTTTCAAAAGCAATATCAACATCCTTCTCTAAGCTATACATTCTTTCAATTAGTTGATTATGCTTATCTTGCTTTTTTTCAAGCGCTTCAATCTTTTCTTGCAGAACAGCAAGTGTTTTATTGTTTAATAACCAACTACCAAGAAAACTAAAGCAACCAGTTATTAGCGCCACTATCACTATATCTGACATTGTAAAACCACCTCATCAACCTCCATACTCTAACCTTCATTTATAAGTGGCTGCGCGGGCCGGTGAATCTATTAACTTATTATTCT